GTGGTGTCGATTACCAGTCTAATGGTAAACCAGTAGTTAATCCAGATGGCTCTATTAACTGGGGCGATCCAGATAACTCTGCTGACTTCTTCCGTGCATCACAAGCAATGCAAAATGGTGCTGGTAAGAAAACAGAAAGCGAACCTGCTGCTACTCCGAAGAAGAAAGAAGGAATGTCAGCAGTAGACAAAATGAAGTTTGGTCGTGGTGCTGGCAATCATGCTGCTCCATTTGATGGAAGCTATGGTCCACAACAACCAATGGGACCAGAGTTGCCTCCAATGAAGGCTGCTCAATTAGCTGCTCTTAACTCTGATGATGACTCTGTTGGATATCGTGGTAAATCAGGACAAATTCTAACTAAGAACATAGAAGAAGCAGCAATACTAGATGCAGAGCGTAAGAAAGATGCAGATCGTGCTGCTGAGAAAGCGCAGCAAGAGAGATATGCTGCAATGGAGCGAGATGATGCAGATCAAGGAGCTGCTGCTCGTTTAGCACAAGATGCTGCAATCGCAAAACAAACACAGGCTGGTGTTTCTGTTGCTAATCAGCAAGGCACAGCAAAGACATTACGTAATGCTACATTGGGAGACTTTGGTCCAGAAGCACAGAGAGAAAGAGCTGCTGAAGGACAACAAGGTAGACCATCTGGAGATGGAACACAAGCAAGTCCAACTGATCCAGGTAGTGCAGCACCACCATCGAGTTGGATGGATCTATTCGATCATCCAGTCGACAGAGCAATGAGCTGGTTCAAATAACAAAAAGGGGAGCATTTCTGCTCCCCAATTCATTTAGCTATTTGCGATCTTAGAGAATAGCATCATATCCTCATCTTCATCGTCATCTGTTGCGTAACTAACAGCAGGAGCTGGTGCAGCCTTTGCCTTCTGAGCAGGCGCATCATCCCAAGGAATAGCAACTTCCTCTGCATTCTTAGCATTGGCACGAGCGCCAGCAGCAGAGCCATCGAGACCAAGAACCTTATGCAACTTAGCCTTCAATTCGTCATATGACTTGAAGTTGCTAGGAGCAAGGAATGCCTGCAACGAATGTGCTTGCTTCCATACTGCTTCCATCTTCTCATCGTCTGGGAACAGAGGACCAGCAGAAGCAAACTCAGACTTATCGTAGTTACGATAGCCTTCGACATTGCGGATCTTGAGCTTGAAGTTAGCACCAGCCCAGAGATCGAATGGGTTCATCGGATCTTCATCAGCAAACTGAGGATTCATAGCTTCGTTGAGCTTATCGAATACCTTCTTGCCATACTTGAACAAGAATACCTTACCTTCGTTCTCAGGATTCTGCTGATCGGTAATGATATAGATGTTGCTTACGAAGTGCAGCTTACGCTTTTGCTTACGAGCAATTTCCTTATCAGACTCGATACCAGAGTTCCACAGCTGAGTGTTATACTCTGCTACTGGATCCTGCTTACCAAGAGTTGTGAGGGAGTTTTCGATATACCAAGAGCCAGTCGGACCCTTGAAGCCATGCTCGAACATACGAATGAACGGAACATCTTCATCGCCTGGAGCTGGGAGGAAACGGAATACTGCATAACCATTGCCAGCCTTATCCACATTGGGATACCAGAAGCGATCATCTGACTTCTTTTCGCTCTGATTACCAGAGAGCTTAGAAAGTTCGGCAGTAAGAGTATCAAGAGACTTCTTACCAGACATTGCCTTGAGCTTAGAAAAATCTACCATTTGTATTCTCCGTATTGTTTGTATTGGTTGTATCGGGCAGTGTAACGCCCAACAGTATTTAGTATACTACCGATTGCTAAAATCATCAACAACTATCTGCTTCACTTTATCTTTATCGTACGTCAGGAACGGACGATACTTCATAATAACTTTCAAAGTTTCATCAACAATCGGATCGTATTCATGCTTCTTGCTCCATGCTTTTACGCATTTGACGAGATCAACAAGCATTACCAATGTCTCAAGGCTAATCTCTTTACGCAGATATAGCTTCAACACATATGGGTGGTTGTTGTCTTTGCTGACGAAATTCGAGTCAAAGTCATCGTGCAGCTTAGACAATTCTTGTTTGAAGAGGTACATCAACGACTGTTGTCGTTTAGCCCACTCCATATAAATCTTGTTTGCTGACTCTCCATATGCCAGCTCTTTGATCCATGCTTTGTTATTAACAACAAGATTGGATACGAGCATACCTCGAGGATCAGTATGCTTGGCTAGTTTCTGGAAGAACAGTTTGTCGTTACGTTTCTCGAAGCTATCATAGCTTACGTTCTTCGTCTTGCCATTATACTTGAAGTAATCGTAAGATGGTTGTGTGAAATGGTTCTTGAGAGCAAGATACTCTTGGTAACATTCGAATGCAGACATCATACACTGACTTTGTTGTAGTACTCTGCGAAGAACTTTCGCAATTCGCGATCCATGTTATTGTTATCGCCCTCGTCTAACATGAAAGTTTGATAGAGCTTCCAAATGTTTTTGTCGAGATCATCGAAATTCTCGAACTTTGAATTGTTCTTACCTTCCATGATAGTGTATCCCTTATCTTCAAGGTAATCAATCAAATCTTGTTCGTCAAAATTATCTAGATCAAAATCAACATCAACTTCTACAGATGCTGTTCTATATGTGTCGCGATACCCCATCACTTCTTCCTCATGCTATTCAAGAATTTAAAGTAGAGACCTTTCTCTCTACCATGAGCTTCAATCTCCCAAGGATGGTCCCAGTAATCTAACTCATTGGCATCGATTACTTCACCCTTCCATTTACTCTTGCTTGTGCGTACGTAATCTTTCAACTCGCCTTTGGCATATTGCTTGACATGCACCATCTCGTGTGCTAATGCCAGCAACATGTTGCGTTTACCCAATGCTGGATCAACAGTGATTATGAAGTCGCGAGATTTATGGTTCTCGAATTCCCAATCGCAGTATGCATACTCATTCGTCTTGGAAAGAGATGGATCGAATTCAAGAGTTATCGATATGCGATGGTATAGGTTATCGCCAAGGAGATGACGACAATAGAATCTAATAGCTTGTTTGCATACTTGTGCAGGTACACGAACTGGCTTACCAACAGTCTTGAGGTACATGCGTAATCCTCCTATAGTATGGTCCCATAGCTATTTAGATTGGCAGTTTGGCACCACGCTTGATGATGTTAAGGTTCTCTGCTTCTGCTTCGATCTTCGATTTGATCACAGGATCTTTCTTGATGAGAGCAGCTGCGTATTCTACTTCGAACTTATTCTTCTCGCACCAATAGACAACAGCATCGATGTACTCCATGTTCTTTGACAAACAGAGCTTCTCGATTTCAGCGACAAAATTAACATTTGTCATATTCAACATGCGGAACTCCCATAATCATTTTCGTACCATAAGAAATAAGTTCATGCGCACCAATGCAACACGCATATAAGATCAACCAATCGAATCCAGTAAATCCAGTCATGTAGTATGCATACTTCATCGGGAATAAACCAATGACCATCAATAGCACACCGACTGTGATATCTCTTACTAGAAATACTTTGATGTTCTTTATTTCCATCGTTCTTTCAACTCCTTGATCCGTCTTTCCATATATGCGATAACGATAGTTTGTACTTCATCACCTTCAATTATCTTACCGCATCTTAGGTAATTAATCAACTCCTTTTCGAAAACCGTAGAAACTAAATGATCCATCGAATAGCTATGAGTTGATCTTGGGTCCATCAGAGATAATCCTTAATGAGTTCGGCAACTTCGGGAAATGCTTGCTTCCAGCTATTGCCACGAAGCCTATCGAGAGTGTCCATATACTTTAAATATCCCTTCATCTTCTCGTCTGCTTCAGCATCGGTATATTTGTCCAGTGTGTTCTTCAAATATCCAACAACGTGCGTCTGATTAAAATGCGGGAGATTGGACTTCTCGTAATGCTCGATGACTCTTTCCTTCATACGTCGAGGAAGATTAGCCATATCTACAGCTAATGGGAAGCGCAGGATGCGAACGAATGGAAAGTGCTCTTCGTATCCCTTATCCTTGAAGTAGTTATACAAACGGATTGGCGAGTAGATAGAATAGATACCCTGACACGTCGAGAGATTGACGATGTTCTTCTGGAATCCATAATCTTTCATCAAATCTAAATTGGCTAGCAAACGATCGAACTTCAATGGATGACGGATATACTCGTATCTGTTTTCTACGTCATCGATACTGATACGGAAGATCAAATCCTTGAACTGTCCGAGCATATCCATGATACGAGGATTCAACACACTGAGGTTGGTATCGTATTCCATGACGATGTTTTTAGCGTATCCACGCTCAACGAGCTTCTCGATAAAGATATCGTGAGTCGGTTGGATGAATGGCTCTCCACCAGTAATATAGATGTGACGCAGATGTGGTGCCATCTTATCGAACTGAGCCCACCAGCGAGGATCATTATTCCATACGTCCATATCAGACGAATAGGTAGCACCACCAGAAACTGTTGGCTTCTTATGGATCTTATACTGCTTCGTGCCAGCATAGAAGTCATCGCGACCAGTCATTGACATCCAGTCGCCATACCACAATGTACTATACAATGGCTCGCACATTACGCACTTGGCATTACAGAGATTGCTGAAGCGAATATCGAGACTGATTGGCATCTCAGTCGTATATCCATTGGCATCCATTCTTGATTCTGCATCCTCAGGCAATGGTGCACCTTTCATTGGATGACCACCAATACGAGGACGAGGATTGTCGTTCTGGTAATAAGAACGTACTACACGCAGAGACGTCGGAACTTCGCCATGAGTCTTGGCTGCATCGTCTCTATCCCAACAAACTTTGCAAATCTCATGACGTTCGCCTCTTGACTGTGCCATTCGAATTTCACGATGCCACTTGCTGTTCATTGCATCCATAATGTCATGAGTGAGCACGTTCATGATATTGTAATCATCATCAACTGCTACGCCATGGCTGTCGCCTCGAGGAGTATCATGCCCAGTAAAGCAGCAGATCTTGAAGTCACCACTTGGCAAAATCAAGATTGAAGACCATGGCATGGTACAAAATGTATCTCTATTGAATTTCATGTTTCTTTCCCCAAGTTACGAAGTTCCATGCTCGTTCGTGTCCCCAATAGATAAAAGAATTGAAGATTGCAGCTAAACCAGCAACAGCAAGACCAGCTTTCCAGTCTCCTGTGACAACATATGTGTATGTGAAATTGACAGCTGTAAGAATAATACGCCAGCTAACGATTTTTGCGGCTGTTCGCCATTGTGTTTCATAAAATGTCATAATTACTCCAGCCAATATTTAGGGCTATAATGTGGAACAATATTTCTACGCTTCTGCACATTTTCTTCGTCAACAACTTTGAACAAGTCATTGGTGATATTGATAAACTTTTCTTTGTACTGCAAATTGCTTCTGAAAAACCATTCATCGCGTATGCTATACGTATACGATGCGGTTTTACCATTACAGAAAATGCCATTGTTCCATTTAGGATATAGAATGCTCTTGATCGTGCTGTCAGAGAGATACATTCGTAATTTTTTATTGACGCCATTTGGTTCAAAGAAATCATCTTTACGTGGTTCGTAGAGAGACTTTTTGTGAACTGTATGGAGAAAATTCTTTACAACCTGTGCTTGTTTTACTGGTATTAATGGAAAATCTGGAGTCCAATAGAATAACTCGTCATACCATCCTTTGTGGTAATTGCGTTGCACATAAGGACCGACACAATTGTCGATATTGTCACAGAATAGGAAATAGTATTTGTACGCTTCTTCATCGAATTTGATGATTGGTTTTTCTTTACCCCATAGGAAGCATACTTTTTTACCAGCAGCAATAAGATCCTTGTAGTCTTGGATCTTATCTCTCATCAGATGTTTTGCTGGATTGTTTGGACTGAGATGAAAATTGACATGATACTCGAAATCATTTCCCCATGTGTCAAACAAATCAATCATGAGAGAACAAATATCGACCAAACGAAATTTGAACTCGTGACCTGCATCCTGAAGTTGTTTGATATGAGGCAAGACTACATTGGTAATCTCTGCGTTATAATGATTTTGTTTGTTGCCAGTAACGACATGATTCCATGTCGTGGCAATCTCGTCTATCTTAAGACCTGCATCCAACCATGCGTGGAGAATGTTATGACTATCAGAACCACCGCTATACCAAAGTACCACATAATCATATGAATCGCGTATTTGCTGAGCTCGAAGTTTGTATAACGTCCAAAGATCTGTTTCAGGTTCATTTGTCCAATCCAATGCGTCAAAGACGGAGCGGTTAAAGTTCCACTCCGTCTTTGTATTACTTTTTTTAGCCAATTCGATAGCTTCGTACTTCGAATAGGTAGAGCGGTCGCCCACCTGATAATAGCCGAACTTGTCAGCAGTAAACGACACACCCACCATAACAAAGATTACCTATCAGAAACGGCGCTCCACACGAGCACGTGCAGTCCAGTTGTTCGCAGTTTCGCTCTTCACGATATTGGTTGAAGAAGCGAGAGTGTAACGAACGTCCTGCTTAACGTTGGAGTAGATACCTTCAACACCGATATCGAAATCCTTGGTAGGACTCCAAGTCAGGTTAGTACCTGCTGACCAAAGCTTGGCATCACCGAAGCCAGCCTTACCATCCCAAACAAGAGCAGCTGAAGTATCAGGAGCCTTGATTGAACCATAAGAAGCAAACACATTAGACTTCCAAGTAGGAGCCCAGAAGTGCTGGAGATTACCACCAACAGCCCATGACTTAACAGTTTCGAGACCGTTAGCACCATAGACAACGCTAGGCTGGTTGGTTGCGAAACCACCAACGTCACGCTTTACGTTAGCAGAGTCCTTGTTGTAGCCATAGCTAGTAGTGTATTCAGTCATACCATTAGCATATGCACCAGTGAACGAAACATTGTCACCCTGTGCTAGGAATGGAAGATTGACCTTTACACCAGCGCCAGCAGCCCAAACATTTGCAGTTTGGTCATAGGCAGTACCAGTAGGATCAATACCATTGGTCTGACGGAATGCACCCATTACAGCAGCAGAACCCCAAGCCTGATCGAGATCAACACGACCGTTAAACTGTGGCTGCTTCTGAGCAGTGTATACTGTTGACAAGGCAGCAATACCAATTGGAGCAATAGCAGTGTCAGTTGGATCCTGAATTGCTACAGTAGCAGAAAGCCCACCACCAAGGATGGCAGTATATGCGAGCTGCTTAGCACCATTGGAGAAAGATGCCCAATGCTGGTTACCAGTGTAAGTTACGACTGGCATAAACTGGAAGTTATCACGAGCAACACCAGCAGTCAAGCCAGCGAAGCGAATGAATGCAGCTTCCATGATTGGAGTAGTAGTGGTTGGTGACTGTGTTGCGCCAGTAGGAGCGGCAACGCTGTTAAGTGCACCACCAGTGCGACCAAGGCGAGCAGACACAACGGTCTGAAGAGTGCCATAGTCAGTAGCTGTTCTTGCGTCAAGATCAACACGTCCACGAACTTCATAGCCAAGAGTGTTTTCAGTATTCTTAGCGGTGGCAATTGCAGCAGCGCCAGAAGTGACCTTCTTAATGTCTTGAGCTGGTACGTAGAATGTATCACTACGAACCATACCACCTACGTGAATGCATGTGTCAGTGCCTGGAATTGCAAAGAAACCAGAGCCATACGCATCGCAAATCTTTACGTAATTGGCTGGTGCTGTTGGCTGCGCCTTTCCTGAAGGAAGATCACCTGCAATGGCAGCTGACGATCCCGCAACAACGGCGAGCGCAGTTAGTGTATGCTTCATTCTCTTTCCCTTTCGGTTGTTAAAGATACTTTTTACTTATATTGGCGATCTCTATTGGATTCGAACCAATGACCCACAGCTTAGAAGGCTGTTGCTCTATCCTGCTGAGCTAAGAGACCTGTAGGGGTGGGGAGCTTCTGTTGCCAAGTGCTCCCCGAACTCCGATTAGGCTGCTAGAGCCATTTCATATGCATTGTTGTCGTTTGCATTTACGAGTTTACTTAGTCTCTTCGTACCTTTACCACAGCCTGTCGATCCTATTTCGCCCCCATCAAAGATACACACCTAAAGCTAGAATGCCTCATAGGGTCACGAAGCAACTAGGGACTTCAACCCTCGTATGTATCTATGGTGGAGGCGTGGGGTACTGCCCCCCAGTCTGGATCGTCTATTTCGAACGCCTCAACAACCAAGCAATATATTTATACTACGCTACTCTAATTCAAAGGTCAACCTAAAAAATTTTATGAGAAGGTAAAATAACTGTCAACAATATTCCTAATCGCCTTGTCAACGTTTTCGTAAATTTCAGCATCCATAATAGCCATTAAAACTTCTTCGTAGTCATGACGTTCAAGAACAGTTTTGCAAAGCTTAAGATATTCAACTCTCGTCGTAGGAACCTCAACAATCAAACCCCCAAGGTCAGTTGTTGGACGGCTATTAGTCTTCGGCTTAAATTGAACAACGTTACTCATTCTTTGCTCTCCTTTTTATACCTTAATGATATGCCAAATCCACGGTCCATCTTCTACAGTAAAAAGATGTTGACCTTCGTAGTCTTGACCCGTCCCTAAGAAAACTAATTTACTCTCTTCGTATTGAGCAAATTCCTCGTCGTACTCCTCACACCAAACCGTTACATGACCATTTTGCATTGCAGCAAAAATCGGCTTGCCTCTCACAACCTTGGGTGTATGCCCGTTTGGAGGAATTGGTGTGTACTTCAAAATTCTTTTCATATTAGTCACCGTGATAGTTATTTACTATTTACGTATATTACTATAACGAAAACTAAAAGTAAAGTTTTTTTATTCGACTTTTTTTGGAAAAATTTCACGGCGCATTTTTTTTAGGCTTACCTCCCCTCGCGGGGGACCCTAAAGGAGGGGAGGGGAGG